ATGTTGGCAATTTGCTTTAGTAGAGCCAGGCGTTGTTGCTCAATATCAAATAGGGCTTGAGCATTTGCTCTTTCAGTATCTGTCATTGTGGCTGAATCCAAGGCCAACTTGGCCTTGATGGCCATTTCTTTATTTTGATTGGCTATTTCTTCTACAACTAAACGACTGCTTTCAACAATATTGTTGATGCGTGTTTCTTCTGCTGCCAATTCATCTTGGATCTTTTGACGTTGTGCTTCTTCTTCCGAGAATATTTTAGAATTTTGTTGGCTACGAACTTTACTAATGTCAAGAGCGGTTTTTGTTTCAATTTCTAATTTTTTTGCCGCATACTCTTTGTCCATCTGTGAGTTGGTGAGTCTTTCTTGTGCGTATATTGTATTTGCGGCTTTTCGTAATTCTGCTTGAGCATTAATTTCAATTGCTTGTATTTCATTAGCGGCTTTTAATCTTTCGTTTTTCTCTTGTTCAATACTGCTGGCTGCTTCTCGTGCTCTACTTGCGGCGATGGCCTTTAAGGTTGCTTCAGGCGTTGCTCCAAATCCACCACCAACAGGACCACTGGCTGGTTTGTTTATTTTGCCAAGGCGATCCATTTCACGGGCTTGATCTTTGTACGCTTCTGCTAATTTCTTTTCTAAATCATATCTATCTTTTTCAGCCTTGGTCATTGGACGCTCTGGCATTACTGTTAGGCTACCACCAATGGCTGTTACTCTCGGACCAACATTTCCACGTTTATTGGCTTCGTCTTCAACTTTTTGTGCCTTCTTTTGTGCATCATCAATAGCAATAGCCAACTTGCCAAATACTGTTAATAAATTGTTGCTAACGGATTCAGCAATTTTATCAATAGCGTTTTGATATTTTATTAATTGTGCAATTTGTTCGTCTTTGGCAAAATCATTGGCTGCATTTAGTTTTGTAAAATCTAACTTGGCAGCATTCTTACCAAATAGATCAACTGCTAATGCGGCTCTGGTTGCTGGATCTTGAATTGCCGCCAATTTGGCAATAGCATCACGTAGCACATCACCAGTATTACGAACTGCTCCATTGGCATCAGTAACAAACACACCCAATTTTCTAAATGCTAGTTGTGCCTTTTCACCACCTACTGCGGCATCACCTAAATTTTGATTTAATTTTAGTGCCAGCGTGGCCATATCATCGGCTTTACCACCAGCATCAACTATACTATTTCTAAAAGTGTTTAAGGCTCCGGCTGCAATACCAGTAGCATCACTTACATCACCTAGTTCGTCTGCTAGGGCAATTGCTTTCATTCCCAAGCCGACAAATGCCGTTGCGGCTGTTGCGGCAATAGTGGCCATACCTGCCATACCACCAACAATGCCACTGATGGCCGATGTCATTTTGCCTGCATAGGCTCCAAAGCCACCTACCGTGGTGCCTAAATTTGTGACGGACTTTGAAAGGTCATCTACAGCCTTTTGACCTTCTACTTTAATCTTTAATACAAAGTTTTCTACTGCTGCCATAGTTTAACCTTTTGCTTGTTTTCTAATATACTCTTGTATAAACTTTTCTGTAGGTGCAGTCATACCCCTTGGGGCTTGTGGACTATAACCATCATCTAATCTTTGTGCGTAAGCATAATCTGCTTGAATTTCATCACCCTGTAATCTTGTGCTTCTACGGGCATTACCCTTGCGTATAGGAGTAATGTCTTTGAAATAGTCATAGGCTTCACGGGCTAGATTATTTGGATCTAAAGCTTTTTCCAATTGGTTAATGCGTTTGACTATTTCACCTGACATTATTTCTTTTCCTTTTTAACTCGTTCTATGGCAGCCATCATTTCTTCTTGACTCAATTCAGGCGTGGTCTTCTTACCACTGGCCTTGTCTTGTTGGTGCTGTTCCCAAGACATCATAACATCATGTATCATTAAATCATAGGTAGTACCATGCTCACGGACCTGACTGGGCAGTACTCCGTAATGCTTGGCAATCATACCTGTGTTAATCATTTCGATTGTTCCCCAGTCTGAGGTGTTGATGCCTTGGTTTTTGACTTTCCCAAGAATTCATTGATCTTGACCAAAAGCCCCAGAGTTATATCAACAGGAAAGATTTCACTTTCTTCTAATGCGGGTGTGCCATCTTCTTTTAAAATAATCTTTCTAATGAGATCATTTAACTTGTCACTGTTTTCTTCTTGTTGTAGTCTATAGAATTCAAAGTATGTTGAGATACTCATTTGATCCAGCATGTGAAATTCAATCACTTCACCATATGCTTCTACTATCTCAGCGTCATCCATGACTATTTTAGTTAGTGTAGGCCGTTTTGCAAATTTACTAATATCCATATATCATTTTCCTTCATATCGTTGTTTTAAGTAATGAATGGTTGCTAGTGCAAACTTCATTCTTACTTCTGATTGTTCTAGATCTCTTCTAGCACATCTAAGTTCCGCTAATGCTTTGGCCACTTCGCCCTCTATGCTACGGAATATCTCATCATCTGTTTTATCATCAAAAATCATAACATCTCCTATCACAGTTATTTACCTAAACAAAAACCCGCACAAGGCGGGTTCATGTTCAATCAGTTGAGATTAAGCTACTGTGTAATCACCAGTGATGGTCAATGTAACTGGGCTGACCCAGACTGGACTATCTGCTGATACTGTAGGAGCCAAACCAGTGATGTAACCAAAGCCACCAAGTGTTTTGCCTGCACCGCCTGCACTAGTGTCACCTAGGTACAGTTGGAATTCAACCAATTGCTTGTCTTTGCTTAGACCAAAGATACCTTTGTTAACTGCTACGGCTGCACCGCTACCAGTTCCAAAGAATGTGGTTTGATCTAATACCAAGTTTAGATCTAAACTGTTTGTTGCTGTTGTTGCAACTTGTAATTTACTACCCGAATCCAATTGCGTCCATGTCATAACGTCATTTGCGTTATTTACGGTGATGTCTTGCATTGCGGGCACAACTAGATTTGAAGCATCGCCAACTACGCTGATGTTCAAGGTTGCTTGAACGCCTGCTACGCCGGGTGCTGGAAATATGAATGCCATATTATGTTTTCCTTATGCTAAATTTGCGAATCTATACTGACCTTCGTAGATAACTCTGTCATTGTCTATAGAGACTGTATAGTCAAACAGGCGTGTAAACACACCTGTGATGGTAGTGATATCTTTAGCACCACCTAAGATTGTCAATGCTGAATCTAAATCAGTGTTTCTGTTTTTTGCGTCCATGCTCAAATACCATCTTACAATAGTAGTTCTTTGATTGATTTGCAATGTGCCTAATGTAGGCAACAAGGTGTCTTGCTCAGTGTAGGGTTCATCCAAGTATACTCTACGAGCATTCTTTAGATAGAGAGGATTAGTCCCTTCTTGGAAAGGCAGTTCCTGACTGGTCTTAATGCTACCAGTTAGTTGTGCCGTCAAGTAAGTTAATAATTCAGTTCTCATCTTGTGCGAACTCTATTCACTACGCTGGCCATCTTGTCTGCTGTATCAATTGTGGCATTTTCGCTGAAGTCATACCAGTCGCCTGCTTCAATTACTTCATCAAACAACACATTATAACTGTCCTTATAGAACTTAATTTTTGCAAATTCAGCACTATCTGGGTTGCCAAAGTCAGCAATTGTGGGATATGTATATTCGTTTAATGCCAAATATATATTTAGATCCTTAAATTCCTGAGTCCTGGCTAGGATATAATCTGGATTAACATTAGGTAGTAGGTTTGGATCTACGATCTGTGCCATTCTACGCTGATATTCTCTCCACCAGTCTGTGTTTCTAATTTGTGTTAGAATACGTTGACTGGCCTTGTTTAAAAAGTTTTCAATTTTTGCTTGAGTAAGATCTTCATTTGCTTCAAAAACACGACTATCACGAGCCTGAAGCTCTGGATAGGTAGCGAAACGCAGAAACGTTGCGCCACTGTATACAAAATTTGGGTTGCTCATTGTGATAGTCCTTTAGATTAATTTAGCAATTAAGGGTTGATGCTTGAATTGTTGTTCAATGCACGACCGTAGTCGCCTTGTAGCAAACCAACACCGTAGTATGCTGAACATACAATGTCGTCACCTAAGAAACTTGCGCGACGCTGTGTTTCAATAGCGATATCACCAATCATGCCAAGACCCAAAGCATCACGCTGGAATACAGCACCTAGGAAGTTGCCTGCTGAACCAGAGTTAGCAATGTTACTTGTTTCATAAACTGGGATACCAGCCAACATACCAACGAAACCAGTTCTCATTGCTTCGTTAGCGTTTTCGCCATAAGCACCTGCTGTGAATGGAGTGTTACCTTGAGTTGTCAATGCTGACTTCAAGTCAAACGCAATCTCAGGATGCAATACGCAGACCATACCTTCTGTTGGAACAGCATCTGCTTTTAGTTTTGCTACTGCTGTGAAGATTTGAGCGGCAGTGATAACAGTTGTGCCAGCAGTAGGAGCAACAAAGCTACTGAACAAAGCAGTTAAGTCTGTGTCCATTTTGCGAGCAACTGCTTCACCAAACAAGCGACCTAAGTCAGCAACAACATTACTTGCGGCTGATGTGCGAGCCAAATCAGTTAGCAATGTGCGGATAGCAACTGGGCTAACTGTTAATAGTGCTGTGTTTGTGCTTACTGCGTCGTTGTCTACTTCATTACCTTCTGTAACTGCTTTAGCAGTTTGTCTTGGGTAAATCGGTACATTCACGTTCTTGCCCTGGCCTGGAGCCAAGGTATAATTTTTTACCAGACCACGCATAATACTGCGCTCTGATGCCACGAACATGGCTTCCTGAATGATTTCAGGTAGTAAGTCGTTGAGGGTTGTGGTTGTTGAACCGGCCATAATATAATTCTCCTTAAATGAATTTTAGGCTAATCCTGCTGTCTTACGATAGTCAGAATATATTTTTCTATGCTCAGGATTTTTCATATCCAAGTTTTTCATATCAACTTTTTTCAATGTAGTGCCACTGACGTTGCTTCTAGTATTGGTTGTAGCAGGCGATGCTGACACAAAATGTGGATTGCTTTGGAGCCATGACTGAACAAAACTGTCCACACTTACTGGTCGCCCAGAGTCATCATAGCGAACACCACCCTTATCATCTAATACTTCAACTTCACCATCCTGGTTAAGTCTAACACTATTACGAATCAGTGCTTTAACTTGATCTGGATTGACTGCGCGATAACGAGCAGCCGCATCTACAATTGGAGTTTCTACTTTGAAACTTTCAATTACTTTATCCCGTTTTTGAATTTCTGCGTCCTTCTTGGCCGCCAATTCCTGGATTACACGATCGAACTCTCCACGCTTGAGTTGTTGCTCTTGTTGAATC